TTTTCCTTGTATTATAGTTATATTTTCATTTTTACATAAAATATATGATAAAATGATGATATAATTGAACGATGTATATTGTAATATACATTTTTTACGAAATTTTTTGAATTTTTTGAATTTTTGCAAGATAAAACATAATCCCGATTAGAGATAAACAATTGAAACGAGGTTTAATTAAAATTGATAATATAATATTAATTATTAATTAAGTAATGAAATTGATTAATGCTGATTGTTTAGCCGACGATGGTATGCTATCACTCGAAGAAAACTCGATTGATATGATTTTATGCGACCCGCCATTCCAAATTACAAAAAACAAGTGGGATAAAATCATTCCATTTGAACCAATGTGGGAAGAATATTGGAGAGTTTTAAAACCTAAAGGAGCAATTGTATTATTTGCTTGTCAACCTTTTACAACATCATTAATTTATAGTTGTAAAAAATATTTTAGATACACATTGGTATGGCAGAAAAATAAATTTTCGGATTTTTTAAATGCACGTAGAAAACCAATGAAAATTCATGAAGATATTTGTCTTTTTTATAAAAAACAACCTACTTATAATCCACAATATACATATTCTACACCATATAAAAGATGGAATACTCAAAAAGCAGTTAATAAACAAAGTAATTATGGGCAACATAAAGAAAATATTGCTGAAAGCAAAGATGGACGAAGATTACCAATAACTGTTTTAAAATTTAATAGAATAGAAAGACCAGCACATCCAACACAAAAACCAGTTGATTTATGTGAATGGCTTATCAAAAGTTATTCAAATGAAGGTGATACTATTCTAGATAATACAATGGGTGTTGGAACAACTGGTATTGCTTGTTTAAACACAAAAAGAAAATTTGTTGGAATTGAATTAGATGAAAAATATTATAATCAAGCAGTTGTTCGAATTAATAAAAGACAAAGTGAATTAGAAAAAGAAGTTCCAGAAGAAGTTCCAGAAGAAGTTCCAGAAGAAGTTCCAGAAGAAGTTCTAGAAGAAGTTCTAGAAGAAGTTCTAGAAGAAGTTCCAGAAGTAAAAAATAATAAAATATATACTGAAAATGAATTAAAATTAAAGAATAAAAATCAACTAAAAAATATATGCCGAGAAAATAAATTAAGGGGATTTAGTCGATTAAAGAAGCAACAATTAATAACATTTATATTAGAACAAATTTAATCGCGGCGTTTCCTGTATCTTTAGCAATGCGTAGCATTGTGGTTGATTAATTCTACGTAAATTTTTCTATTAATTCTTTTTCTTCTTTTGATATTTCAAAAGCCTCATATATATTTTCTGTATTCTTTGGAATTGATAATCTTTGAAGAATACGAATATTATTATAATTCGCCCAACGACAAATATTATTAATAAATACATAAACTGGATGTTCTAATATTTTTTTTGTTTTTTCTGCTTCCTTTTTACTCTTACAACGAATAAAAACAATTGATTGTGTCATACCACAATTATCAACAAATAATTTCTTATAATGATTGGTTGTTGGAATAAATACTTTATAACCTTTTTGATATTTATGAGGTTTTGAAGCATAAACTGTTTGACTTGGAGTATGAATCAATCTATGCTGAAATATCTTATCCTTTTTTTTACTAATAAAATCTTTTTTTGTATACTTGTGTAAATAACTACTTGTTTCTACTTTAAATTTTTTATATTTATCACCCGTATCTATAACCTTACTTAAAATACTTTGAGTTAAACTATTATAAAGTAAAGGAATATAATCTCGTGTTTGTGATTCAACTAGTGTTTCATAAAAATATGGGGACTTATGGGTTTGTTTATAAACACCACTAACTGTAAAAGATTTATTATGAGGTGTTTTCTCTAATACAAACCATGTAAAACTAGAACCTACTCCTGAAAACCATTTATTTTTAGCAGTATGAATATCTAACCAATGGAATTGATATTGTGATAATATTCTACAAGTTTTATTACTATCAGATAAAGACATCCAACTATCAGGTATAATATAAACTATAAATCCACCATCTTTAACCAGTTCTAAACTTTTTTCTATAAATTTTTTAAATAACGCATGATTTCCAGCAGCACGTTTACCGTTTTTTAAAAATTTAGCATAAGGAGGATTTGCTATATGCATATCAAATTTTTCATCATTAGAATATTCTAGAAAATCTTCTGTTGTAATATTTAAATCAAATTCATTATCATTAAATATTTTTTTCACATTTTCAATACGATCTAAATTTGAATCATTAAAATATAATGAATTTTCTATTATATCCTTATCAGTTCTATCTGTATTTTTTTTTATTAAAGAATGTGTTACAAAATGAAAATTTCCATTACCACAACAAGGATCTAAAATTTTTAATGATTTCTTTTTCCATAATGACTTTGGAACTTTAGATAACATTTCTTCTACACACCCAATTGGTGTTGTTACATCATTTGTTGTTTTATATGTTGATTTATCTGGATTTAAACTATTATCTATATAAGTCTTCATTATATCGTATGAAGTATTTATAATATTTTTTATATCTTTGCCCTCTTCTTGTTCGACCTCTTCTTGTTCGACCTCTTCTTGTTCGACCTCTTCTTGTTCGACCTCTTCTTGTTCGACCTCTTCTTTTTCGACCTCTTCTTCCTGATACTCTAATATTATATCAATTAGTCTTTTTTTTCTAAAAGACTTACATCGAATACGACCAAAACTAACGCAAATTTTACGCAATTCAGCATTGGTCTTTTTTTTTAATATATCATATGTGTAATCCATCAATATATTAATTATCTTATTAATATTTAACTTTATTCAATTTTAACTGGAACGCAAAATTTATACAAAAATAAATTCTACTAAATATAATAACAAATGATTAATAATTATAAATTTTTGTAACGGAACAGTAGAATTTTATGTTAAACAATTTAATTCAGTATTAGATGAGATTGCTAATTAATTAAAATTGAATTCTATAAATAATAAATATTAAATATGTTAAATTTGCAATATATTGAAGATTTCAATAATTATACATTTGGAATATATAAAGAATTTCACCAATCTTGCTGTTCTATGACTACCAGCGGCAATTTTGCTTTGGTACAAAGTGTCGATGATAAAAAAAAAGCATTCGAAACAGATAAAGAAATGACAATCAACGAATTTAACCAATATTGGTTTTTACCGGAACTAATATGCACATCAATTTCGTGGATTGTGTTAATTATCGGAGCCATCTATTCCCTTCCTTTTATGTTTCTTTTTATTGTTGCTTTATTTGGTGTTGGCATACCTGTTAATTTTTATTATAAATATCGTGAATATCGTAAGATATTAGCAACAACAGTAGAAAGTATTTGGTCTGATTTATGGGAAGGTGCAATTCATTTTGACTGCGTCCAGAGAAATATTTTGGAAATTGAATATAATGCACATTATGGATCTGATCCTTATCCACATATTCATGAACCGGAAATTCAGATAAAATATATAAAGACGATTTGTAAATTTGAAGATTTGATAGAAATATCGGAAACAATCAAATCATCTGGTGGTGGATTTGGTGTTTCGCCGGACATAACATATTATTTATCAATCAAACATGTCCATGGTTCTGACAAATATCAAATGAGAGATAGGGAAATGCATACCAAGACAGTGGATAAAATCAAGCAAATTCTAAATCGAACAAATCTCAATACAGTGCAAATCAGAGAACATAGCAATTGTAATTGTATTTGTTGAAAATGTTAAAATACGAACAATATGAAATAAATCTTTTCTCATTTTGTTTCCTTTTAATTCTTTATATAAAAAAGCAAAAAAATTTATCATCACTTATAAATCTTTAAATATAATTCTACCAAATGAGATTGTGAATATTATAATGAACTATTGTCCAATCTTATATATTCAACATTGTTTAAAATTAGATAAAGAAAATTCCAATAAAATTGAATAATATTTTATTAAATATATTTTGAATATGACTTTAGAAAAACTTATTGAAAATGTATTAATAAAATCAGGTAATGAAAGACATATTGCTAAAAATATTAATCAATATTTAGGAAATATTTGCGATAAATGTCATAAACATTCTGAAGAACCCCTTACGATTGTTATGTCATTCAATCAAAATAAGGGAAATTTTAGATTTACTGATTTACCAGACGCTGATTATAAATTAAAACGCTTCTGTCGAAAATGTTGCTGGTCAAAGGCTAGTTCTGCTAAAATTTATATCGAAATACAAGATAAAAATTGAATTAAAAAATAGTAGTTGGGTTATAACTAAAAAATAAAATTGATATTAATTTATAAAAGATAAATCACTTATAGTATGACTACTAAAGAAAAAGTTAATACTCTAACTATTACTAAATCGGAAGAAGAAACTGTTCTTGAAAAAAAAGAACACGAAAAAAGAATATTAAAAAAAGATAATTGTTTAACAGAAATTATTAATGGAGATTCTTTAGAAGTTTTAAATAAATTAGAAAGAAAATATGATTTAATTTATTTAGATCCACCATATGATACAGGTAGAGTTTTTCAAATATCACATAAAGATAAGTTAGGATTTAAAGATACATGGAAAGATAATGAATATTCACAATGGCTAGAGAACTTAATTGAAAAATGTGTCAAAGTATTAGAAAAAAAAGGTTCTTTATTTCTTCATATAAGTGCGGAATGTAGTTTGCCTGCAGAAATTGTATTGAGTAAATACTTCTCCCATATAGAGAAAATTTTTTGGAAAAGATGTCATGGTAAAAATACTGTAAGAAATAAATTGGGTGCTGTAATTGATATTATTTTTAAATGCTCTAACAACAAAAAAAGTAAATTTAATTTATTAAGAATTCCGTTAGGTGAAACTATATGGGCATTCAAAAATAAAGATTCTAGAGGAAATTATAGTTTGGGTGGATTGAAACATGACAAAACAAGAAAAGGTAATAAATATACAATTGAACATGATGGTCAAATCTATGATGCACCAAATGGTTGGAAAATTACAAAAGAAAAAATGGAAAAATTAATCCAAGATGATAGAATACATTATGTAAATACCAAGAAAAGTAAAAATCTTTATAAAAAACTTTATGAACATGAACATAAAGGAAAACCATTATCAAATTTATGGAATGATATTCATTCAATCACCCGTTCAAGTAAAGACCCTAGATTATATCCAACACAAAAACCAATAAAATTATTACAAAGAATCATAGAATTAACAACTGATGAAAATGATTGGGTATTAGATCCAGTCGCAGGAGCAGGAACTACAGGACACGCTAGTATAGAATTAAAAAGAAATTGTACTCTAATTGATAAAAATAGAGATTCATTTGAAATAATGATAAAAAGAATCGGAAAATTAAGCAGTCCAGAATGAAATTATATACTTTAAATATATGTATTATTTGAATTTTATTTTAATCCAAGAATTTTAGTACAATATTCTCGAAATTTTTTAACTAATCTAGGTACTTTTTTTTTACGATTAATTTTTTTTATATATTTTTTGTATAGTTTAAGTAACTCATCATCCATCATATTAAATCTTTCTTCAATATCAGCACGAATTGCTGTTGCCATTCTACTTTTAAATTCTAAAATAGTTAAATTCTGATCAATCGCATCATACAAAATATATCGAAAGCGTTTGGAAATCATTTTAGGATTAATTTCATCGAGTGATTCAAAGGGTATTGTACTACTTTTTGATAAATTTGCTTTTGAGTTTATTTCTTGATGATTGATTTTTTCATCTGAACCCCCATATGCTAGAGGAAATATATGATCATCGTGTGTTCCGTTTTTTTCTTTTATCATAACATAATGACCATCAGGCATATAAATAGCACATCTATTACCTACAGAAATAGTATATTTTTTAGAACAATCTCTACAAGTATTATGTAATCCACATTCCATATTTCTAGATATACTAAAGTTAGTACATTCTATTTCTTCTTTACAACTAGAACACTCTTTCGTTATTTTTCCATAATCCCTTTTATAATTTTCATATATTTCTTTGCGAGTTCCGTTATTTTTAGCAGCACAAGCATCTATTCTTGCCTGTCTCCATAAATCATCGCATTTTCGGCAAGCTCCTTGTAATGGTATATTTTTTTTACAAATAATTTCATTATTTTCATTTTTAAAAATTTCATTTAAACGAAATTCTCTAATAGGACATTTTCTATCGCCTTCATGAACTATTTTAAATTTGTTGCCCTTTTTACTAGCACCCATAGAACATTTTTTATGAGTAATACCAAGTTCATGTTCAATATAATTATATAAATCTTCATGATCTTTAGTTTGAACTTTCCCTAAATTTTTATTATGTTTTCTTTGTTTCTTTTTAGGTTTTTGTTTTATGTCTTGTTCGACATCTTCTTGTTCGACCTCTTCTTGTTCGACCTCTTCTTGTTCGACCTCTTCTTGTTCGTCATCTTCTTGTTCGACCTCTTCTTGTTCGACCTCTTCTTGTTCGTCATCTTCTTGTTCGACCTCTTCTTGTTCGTCATCTTCTTGTTCGTCATCTTCTTGTGCGACCTCTTCTTGTTCGACATCTTCTTGTTCGACCTCTTCTTGTTCATTATTACTTTCTTCAACTTCATCTTCTTCAACCTCTTTCTTTCTTTTGGATTCTTCCTGATGCTTTAGTATTATATCAATTAGTCTTTTTTTTCTAAAAGACTTGCATCGACTATGACCAAAACTAACGCAAATTTTATACAATTTAGCATTGGTCTTTTTTTTTAATATATCATAGGTATAATCCATCAATATATTTACTTTATATTTTATACATAAAAATTAAACGTTAAATATTATAAATATTAATTTAATCAATTTTAATCAATATTTATTATATCAAAATACCAGATAAAAATTGAATTATCATTATCTTAATCAAATTTAACTATGTGTGATTTAAGAAAAGTTTCAAATATTGAGGACATCTGTTCCTTCAATCCTGAATTTAAAAAAAGGGAAGTTATTCCAGATGGAAAACGAGAAATAATTATTAATTTTGTTAAAGAATTATGTAAATATACATATGAAAATAAAAAACAATTTATTAAAACTTTGCAAAAGGTCAGGAAAATCTATCGAATGTCGCCTAGTATGTTTCAATTATTTTATATTTATAGGGAACTTCGAAGAGAACATAACCTTGAAGAAAATTTATCACTAGAAGAACATCTAACTACTAAAACCGTAAGACGTTTATCAGGTGTTATGGTTATTACCGTATTAACTGCGGCACACCCTACATATAAACTTCCAAACGGAAGAGTTAAAAAACAACGTTTCAGTTGTAAACACTCATGCTATTACTGTCCGAATGAACCGGGACAACCTCGAAGTTATCTGAAAGATGAACCTGCTGTTGCTAGAGCAAATAGAAATGAATTTGATGCTGTTAAACAATTTTACGATAGAGCAAGTACTTATTATACGATGGGTCATCCTGTCGATAAGGTTGAATTACTCGTTTTAGGGGGCACTTTTTCAGAGTACCCACATCAGTATCAAGAAGAGTTTGTTCGAGATTTGTTTTATGCGGCAAATACATTTTATGAAACGACGAAACGAGGCCGTTTATCACTTGTTGAAGAACAAGTCATCAATGAAAGTGCTAAATGTAGAATTATTGGATTAACTCTTGAAACGAGGCCTGATTCGATTACACCTGAAGAAATTAAAAGGTTTCGTTATTACGGAGCAACAAGAATTCAAATTGGAGTCCAACACACCGATGACGAACTTCTTGATATAATTAATCGAGGTTGTTATTTAGAGGATACTATTCGAGCAATTAAATTACTGAAGGATTCATGCTATAAAATTGATATTCATCTTATGCCTGATTTACCGTTTAGTACCCCTGAAATTGATAATAAAATGTTTGATATGGTACTTGAATCTCCTGATTTACAAATCGATCAGATTAAAGTATATCCGTGCGAGGTAGTTCCTTGGACTGTGATCAAGCGATGGCATGACGAGGGGGTCTACGAATCATACGGACAAGAAAAACTTATCGAAGTAATTCTAAATTTTAAAAGAAAAGTACATCCTTGGATCAGATTGAATAGGGTTATTAGAGATATCCCGAATCAATATATCACAGGCGGCAATGATGTAACTAACCTTCGACAACATTTAATTCAAATGTTAAAGGATAGAGGCGAAAAATGTAGATGTATTCGATGTCGAGAGGTCAAAGGTAAGAAAATTAATCCAGAAAATATAAAATTACTTGTTCGCAAATATAATGCATCTGGTGGTAAGGAATATTTCATTTCATTCGAAACGAAAGATGAAAATACTATTCTTGGATTTGTAAGACTTCGACTAGTTCGAAATTCATCTGTTGATTTCCTTGAACCGATTAAGAATGCTGCTCTTATTAGAGAACTTCATATATATGGAAATATGAAACCATTATTCAAGTTTGATAAGAAGAAGAATAATAAAACACAACATTCTGGATTTGGAAAAAAATTAATGAAAAAGGCTGAAGAAATTGCGTTAGAAAACGATTTTGAAAAAATTGTAGTAATTTCAGGCATTGGTGTCAAAAATTATTACAAAAAATTAGGATATCATAAAGAAGGTACATTTATGGTTAAAAGTTTAAAAACATTTAAACATTATCTATTGGATTTTGTATACTTTATTCTTTGTATTATTGTTGGAATTGTTATTGCACTTAATATGAAAGATTAAAATGATTTAATTTAAGATGATTTAATTAAAGGACTGGATTTTATCATATTTTATTTAGATTTTACTCTTTTTTGATATATAATTCTGCTAATTCACTTATAGCATCATTTTCAATTTTCTTCACATTCATACAAACACTCACAATCTTCACAAACACCACAACCTGAACAACAAGACTCTTTTCTCTCACCTTTACACAAGTTCCCTTCTTCGTCTTCATATTCTTCAATACACCTAGGACAACAGTTTCTATATAATTCTGCTAATTCACTTATAGCATCATTAATATCATTTTCGATATCTTGATATTGTCCCCAATTAATACGCTTACTAATTTGGTTTCCTAATTCATTACAAATTTTATATTCTTCCCAACTAATAGATTGATTTGAATCTGGTTCTCTTAAATCTTTAAAAAAATCATATTCATTATTTCCATCATATCTTTCTATCATAGAAGACCATAACCAAGAATAATTAATTTTAGTACCTACTAAACCATATCTAATATCTTCATTTACAACCTTTTTTTCTAATTTTTCATTTTTTGCATTTAATTTCTTAATTTGTTTTTTTAATTCTTCAATTTCATCAATTTTATCATCAAAATTGTCAAAATTATTAAGAGCGTGAGCTTTAGATCGTTCTAAATTAAAATCCATATTTAATTATTATTATATTAAATAAATATCGTAATAATCAATTTTAATCTTAATTACTCGTTATTAATTTCATTTATTTTATCTAAGCATTTAACAACTTGAAATCCAACATGTTTTGCTAAATTAACTGGAACTGCATTACCGATTTGTTTATATAACCAAGTAGTTGGTCCTTCAAATTTCCAAGTATCAGGAAAAGATTGAATTCTAGCATATTCCCGAACTGTAAAAGGTCGTGTTTCATCTGGATGACAACGTTCTGTTTGTTTTTGCTGAGGAGATGTTGTTAAAGTTAATGACGGTTCATCCCAACTTATTCTTCTCGCAATACCTCTTTTACCACCTCCACTAAAATAACTCTTCTTCATATATGATTTTTGAATTTCAACTGGTAAATTAACCCAGCAACCACCTGGTGGAACTAATTCTAATACTTTTTTTTTCTTTTCATTATATTCAGTTCCTATGTCTTTATCTTCTGTATTAATATTTTGTAAAACATCTCTTAAAACTAATTTATTTTCAAGTGGTTTTGGATATTCAAATTCAATATCATAACAGTCTTTTATACCAATAATAAATACACGATGTCTTTTTTGGGCAACATCATATTCATTAGAATTTAATACTTTGTGATAAACTTTATAACCTAATGATTCTAATTCTTTTTTTATTAATTTAAATGTTTCTCCTTTTTCATGTGTTAGTAAACCTTTTACATTTTCAATTAAAAACATTTTAGGTTTAACTGTATTCACACATTTTTTAAATTGATAAAAAACAGATCCCCTATCATCGTGTAAACCTCCTCTTTTTCCTGCGTAGGAAAATGATTGACAAGGTATTCCACCAGAAACTAAATCAATACTTCCGTCGGCAAAACTGGAATAGTCTACATTTTCAATACTATCATGAATTATATTCCATTGAGGTCTATTTGTTTTAAGTGTTTCACAAGGCCATTTTTTTAATTCGACTAATAAATCGTGTTCTAAACCAGCTTCTTCTAAACCTAATGCTAATCCACCACACCCAGCACATAATTCAATTGATTTATAAGGCATTTTTATATATTACAAATAAATTAATATCTATTTTTATTTTTATTTTAATATTATTTAATTTAAGGACTGGATTTTATCATATTTTATATAGATTTTACTCTAATCTATTTTTATTTTACCAAAACATTTAGTAAGAAAATCTGGTCGACTTCTCGTATTATGAATTGTATGTTCTTCTAATCCTTCCTCTTTACGAATATCATCTAAGCATTTTTCAAGAGCATTATTAATTTTAATAATATCTTTTTTATCACCTGTAATTAATTTAAATAATTCAGTTCCAGAAATAAGTTTAATTCTAGGATGATTTGCTTTTGACCATATTTTATTTTCCGACTTACAGTTTTTGGGAATTAAATAAGCGTAAACTGCTGTAGCAGTTTCGTCTTCATCAACAATTTCTTTTAAATCACGAATAATATTTTTTATCTGTCCACTATTACAAGTATTATGTTTCATTTTAAGTTCAATCCAAGTATTGGTTTCTTTGTGATATAAATCAACTCCTTTAGATTCTGTTCCTTTTACTAAATCTGTCCAACCTGGAATGCTTCCAAAGAAAATTTGCCAAAAATTCCCAATAAGATTACTGAGGGTTTTATCAAGTTGTCTAGCAATTTCACCATCTTTCCAATTTTGGTAAGTAATTCCACGTAATTTTTGGTCAATCATTACTCTAATTGGATCTATAACATTTTTATGAAAAATCTTAGAATTACTTATTTCATTTGATTTCTTTTTATAAGGATTCCAAATATTTTCTTTAACTAATGCTTTGAATTGTTTATTTGAAATAAAATCAATATATCTATTTTCATTTTCTGATTCAGATTCTGATGTAGATGTCATTTTAATTACTATATTTTTTTATAAATATCATAATTATCAATTTTAATTATGATGACTTTATATCAATTATATAAATCTATGAATTAAAAATAATTGTATTTATTTAAAATATAAATGAAAATTTTGAAACTTACTTTAAAAAAAAAGCCATTTGATGTTATGATTACTGGTGAAAAAAATAGAGAATATAGAAAAATGAAAGAAGGCTCTAAAATTAAAAAAGGTAATAGAGGTAAATTATATGATATTAAAACTAATTATACACAACCAAAAATATATGATTATGTCGAATTCACTAATGGTTATGGTAAAGAACGACCCAGTTTTACTGCGTTATTTATTAAAACATCTATTATTAATTCTGTTAATGAAACTTATTCGAATGGTCTTACAGTTAAATATGACGAACCCGTTTATTGTATCGAATTAGGCGATATTATCGAAACTAAAAATATATTAGAACTTTAAAAATAATATTTCCTTATTATAATACCCCTATGGGTAATATTTGCTCAATGATGGAGTGTTATTATAACACTAAACAAGATGACATTGATGATAACACTGTACATGCGTGTTATATGGATCATATATATGAAAGCCCTACCCACAATTTTACATTAAAAGAGTCATTAAACTCTAATAAATCTGATAATTCAGATTATTTCACAGTTTAGTTATTTGCTTATAATTTTTATTATTTTATTATAATATTCTTTAGACATTTCACAACCTTTAAATTTACGATTTGTATTTTTAGAAGCAATCGCAGTAGTTCCGCCACCTAAAAAAGGATC